ATTTGCTAAGCTGTTTCATCTGCTATTCATGAAGTATTCACAGACTATTCAATTAGTTAATTTAAATAGGTAGAAACTCATTAACTATTCATGAAGTATTCATAAACTACTCACAAAAAAACTACCAACTACCTACCAGATAATTAACGGCATCTCTTAATGAGGTGTCGTTTTATTCTACGCGTTTATATTTATTTTCATTATAACTCCGATATAATTTTCGCGCTAATTCTATATTAAATTTAAAACAAAAAAGGATGCCGATTAAGGCACCCTGCTTACCGGTACGGTTTAAGTAATCAACTGAAACCAATTTGCACACCAGCATAGTAATATTGATATACATATTATAACACAACCAACTTATGATACAATAGTTGAGCACGCTGTTGGAACTAATCACTCCACAAATATGTGCAAGTTGGGAGGTGTCCCAATTGCATCATTGGTGCATAGTAATATTGATTGTGCCTAATAAGCACATAAAAAAGATAATCAAAAAGGCTATTAAGCAACTATTTGCTTGGTTGCGTGTCTAGCCCCTGTGGCTAGGCAAATAGTTATTTCAGCGGTGGTACTTCGTTTACTATCGCTGTTTTTATTATACATCAAAAGGCCCTAGTGGTAATTACAATTTCTGTAACCACCACTAGGGCTAATTTTCTACTTATTTAAATGTACCAAATGGTTGGTTGTTATTTGCATCACGGCAAACAAGATAACCATATTGATTATTCGGACGTGGTTGCCGTAACCATACATAACCATCATGACGAGACCAAGCATCATACTTAACCTCACTATTAGCTGGTAATGTAGCAATTAATGCACTATTTGTCTTAGCGCCCCAGCGTAAGTTAATTGCTGTATCAGTAACAAATGTACCCTTCTCAGCAAACCAACGATCACCCATATCATCAACCCAGTGATTTGATGGGAGCTCAGTTGTAATAGCTGGCGTTTCCTGCTCAATTGGTTTGTTTGGTTCTGGTTTAGGTGCTTCACTTGGATTAAAGAGGTTAATAGCATTGTCAGTTAATGTAATAGAACCATCAACATTGTATCCAAGCAGATTATCTGTGTGTTGCCACATATCAACATAATTTGCTGATGGGAAGTAATTGAAGTCTGGATTCTTTCCGGCTGCTTTCCCATTAGCTAATGGATATGCCGCTAACCAGAACATATCCATATTTGGATGAATGACTTCTAAATTAAAGTTAGGCAGTAAGTACTTGTAAGTATAGAACCCAGGATGATACCCAGCATTCCGAACAGTATTAAGGAACGCAATCACTGATGATGTTGGCATGTTAGAAATTTCAGCATCTAAAATCATTAACGTACCAGGTTGTACATTGGCTTGTGCCTTTGAGTTAGCAATAAAGTAGTTTGCTTCGGCCACCGCTTGCGCATCATTATGGAAACGACCGAAGTGATAGAAAGCAAACCCTTTAATTCCACCGCCAGCACTTCGATCAATTAATGAACGAATATATGGATTAACATAATTAGTACTTTCAGTTGTCTTAATAATTGCATAATCAGCGCCAATAGCCTTGTAATCATCAACTGTTAAATGACTTTGAAAACTCGCAAGGTCAATTACTGTTTTACGTTCTGTCATATTATTTTTCCTCCTCTTTATCTTTTCCTTTATATGTTCCTGTTATTGGATGAAAGTCCTGTGCATTGTAATCTGGTTGTGCTTTAGCAACATTCAACGCCTTAGCTAATGAATCAATTACTGGAGAAAGCCAAGGAACCTGAATATCCATTTGCTTTAAATTCTCAACAATTGATACAAGATACTGATAACAGAAATACAACACCATCATTTGAGCTACATAGTCAAATCCAATCGTAATCAGGTATGGATAAAACATTAGAACACCAATTGTAATAATGAAATTCCGTGCCAATCCATACGTTCCTTTAGTTGAATTAGTACGTGTTGCTGTGCGGTTGCTACGTAGTCCTTTAACGATTCCTGAACCAATATCGAATAACACTAGCAAAGTAAATCCAACTATTAACGGATCGTCAATTTGCTTGGCTGCTTGATGTAATGCTACTTCATGATAAGGTAGTGCCATTAATAATAAGTGCATCAAATTTCGTTCCCATTTCCTTTCTAAATGCCGCCCATAAGAAAAGCCCTGAATTTGGTATTCTTAAAACACTAAATTCTAGGGCTTATTTATGTATTGCTTATTTCTGAAAGGCGACAAGTACCTTTAACTATTCGTTTGTTTTATCCGCTGTCTTATCAGTAGAAGCTGCGATTTCATCCTGTGCATTATATACCAAGTTTTGGAAATCTTGGGTATCTTTTCGCACCACTTTCTTGTTAGCATCATACAATTCTTTATTAGTGATGAAGGTATTAAAAGTATCATTACCGGCATCATCATCAAATACGTTTGCAGTAAAATTAGCGATTACTTGACCATTCACTGTGGACTTACCTGTTAGGGTGATTGATTTTGTTGATTCTAGCATAATTACTTATCTCCTTTTTCATCGTTTTGCTTCTTAAGTTCTTCTAATTGTGATTTCAACTGATTGTTTTCTTGTTCTAATTGAGTTGCCTTTGCTTCCCATGAGGCAGCGGTATAATTAGCAACCGCCAATTTTTGATTAAGGCTCTGTGCTACTAAATTCATATCAATGTTATTTTGCATTTAATTGTTCCTCCAATTGTTGAACTTTCTTTTTTAATTTTCTAATTACAGGGATAAGTGCTGGAGCTATTCGTTCATATTGAATCCCTTCTATTTCGTGCGTTTGTGGGTTACGGCTTACGAAGAGATCTAAGCCTGCATCGGCTAAATCTTCGGCAATCATTCCAAAATATTTATTTGGTTTGATGTGCCGTTCACCTTTCTGATAACGTTCCTTTTGTCCCTTGTCAATCCAAGTTGCTGTCGGTAACTCTAATAAACGATCACCATAATCTGTTGAATAATCACGCTGAATTTCAGTTTTATACTTTGATGCAGAAGTAGAACGAACTAATGCGCCATCATTTGCAATAAACAAATTAGGCGCATCACCAGTAGTATGACGCCATGCAGGAGATATATGGATATAGTCAGCATCCATATAAATTCGATTTCCTCTATTCCCATCTTGATCTCTCCCAACCGAAATAAATGGCTGTTCATCCCATAGTACTTTGTGAGTAGATCCCCCTAAAATTTTTACTGTCCCTGCGCTTTGAATTATAGCTCCCCGGCCACCGTTTTGCAGAGCAATCTCTGAACCGTTATTTGCGGGATCCAAGCCATAAAGTCCACCATCATAATCTTTTGTTCTTAAGTACAATCCTTGATTACCAACAACTGCCATTCCCAAAAAATTAATGTTATTTCCATCGCCTAATTGAACGCTACCATATTTGAAGTCGTTATCAGCCGGACTCCATCCACTAGTAAGATCTAGTCGTCCATTTGAAAAATAAAAACCACTATTAAAGGAATCAGTAACACTCATTCTTGCATTATCAATATCTATATTCAAAGCACCAGACGTTGAAGCAATCTTACCTCTGTTAAACAAAATTTCACCTGTGTCCAAGCTTATTCGCAAATTTTGTCCATTAATCGTTCCGCTAGTGATATTATTTGCATTCAAGTTCACAACATTGATGCGACCAGCATCTAGTGTCCCAGCAGTAATCTTGTCAGCCGAAATATTGGTTATGGCCGCATCAGGAATAAATGCTTTACCAGAGAAGATAGTTGATGAAGAATCCATGTAGATTTTATCGTTTTGGATTAATGTTGTGCCGGCTGACATGTTGATTTGAGCGAGAGTATCGTTTTTTCTGACATTAACATTAGTGAACCACCAATTACCAAAATTAGCGGTAGCTTCGATTTGTACCCAAATTCGAGCTTTTACTACAGTGTTAGGAATAGTAATCGAACCATATTTAGTTTTGAAGCCCTCATTCGGACTAAAAGAGACAGCTGATTGCCAATTCCATATTCCATCTTTCTTTTCATATACAAATCCAAGATTAAAACTATTAGAAGACTGGTCTTGCCAAGCGTAAGTTGAAAAATAATACTTATCTCCTGCTGCTACTGGAAACCATTTTCCATAGTAACCGTCACGATGATTGATCCCACCATAGTATTTTGATGGACTTGACCCATTTCCAGTTGAAGACGAAACGTTTTCCCATCCATTAGTACTTCCATCCATAAAATCTGGATTACGGCAAATGTTGGATAAGTCACCTGCTGTTCCAAGCATTAAATTAATATTATTGGCTTGGGTCGTGATTTGACCCTGCAATCCATTAACTTTATCAGTTACTTCTCCTCTGAGCGTTGTAGCCGTTTGATTAATTTGTGATTGAAGATTTCCGTAGTTACCTGAAACAGTAGATTGTAAACCTTGAAGAGTAGCGTTCAAGTCAATAATATTTTTAGCAACATCGTTAGGGTTTGATGACCATGTTCCTGCATATACACCTTCAACTAAACGTTCATCTTTAACTTGAATAGTATGTTGCCCATTTTGACCACCCGACGAATAAACTGCTGATTGCAAGTACCATGTATTACTGTCTATTGAACCAGTAAGAAACACACGGACATCTTTTTGCCCTGGGTAAATGTAAGCAGATATTCCCAACATTCCATTAGATAATCTATTCTTGTTTTGATCACATCGCCAGACTTGTAATTCAACCGGGACATCAGAAGTGTTATTGATAGTTGCCGCATAAGTAAACTGATCACCATTATGATAGTTTGCGACAGAGGTATACTCATCAGAGCTTGTATGAACTCCCATCCAACCATAGCCAGTTAATGTTCGATATTGGTCACTCGTATTATGAAGAAGATTACGAGCGCCTATTTTCAAACTTGTAATTTTAAGACTTAAGCTATCAGCTGTAGAAGTTAATTGATTTTGTACACCATTGACTTTATCTATAAGTTCAGTACGAACAGCAGATGAACTCTGGCTAATCTGCGTCTGCAAGCTTCCATAATTACTCCCGACTGTTGAGCGCAATCCATCTAATGACTGTGATAACTCTGAAAATGAGATTTGAGTGGCTAAATCAAAAGGAGATGGCGACCAAGGAGTATCCACATATCCTTCTTCAATTTTGACATGCTTAATTTTTAACAGCGTTGAATTGGCTGCATAAATAACCCAATTTCCACTAATTTTATTAACATGAATTGTATTTGATATTCTTTGCCAATTATCAGTTAAATCAACCCGATTTAAAGTACTAGAATCGTTTCCTTCATAGCGAAACCAATCTCCTAAAATATATCCGTTGCCTGCAACATCAGCAGAAATTGTATACGTTTTTCCTATTTCTGGAGTAAATGTTCCAAACCAAGGACCAATAAAACTTGGTTGACTAGCAGTATGCTGAATATAATTTGTTTCATTATCGTATTTTTGCAACGATTGTACTCCACCATTGCTTTGAAGTGGAAAGTTAAATTTTGCTGTGCCTTGAACTAAATTCACTCCACCACCATTGAACATTGGAATAGTGGTCTGTTGGACCTTCTGCATAAAGCCATCAGCGGTCTGTAGAAATCCTGAATTAGTAAGAATATTACTTAGCCCTTGCCAATTGCCATCATTCTTAATAGTATTAACAGCATCGTTCTTAGCAGCATCGGCCTTATTATCAGTTTCAGACTTAGTGTAGTAAGAACTAAATTGTTGTGAGTTAGCAGTAATTCGAGCTGATAGCCCAGTTAAACTATGTTCGGTATCATCTGGATTAGGAGACCAAGTATTGGAAACAGTTCCGAACACTAATCGTTCATCTTTAACCTGAATCTGTTCACCTTGCGCTCCATTGCCGCCTTGAAATATTAGCCAAGTTGAAACGAATCGTGTATTTTCATCAAGTTGAACATTCATAGATGCTCTATAATTTTTGGCACCTACAGGAATAGGTGAGCTTTGTGTCCCTACTATTCCATTATAATTTTGATCAAATTGCTGAATCTCTAATTGAACTGATTGACTACTTGTATTGTTCACAGTGGCCGCATAAGTAAATTGATCACCAGAATGATAATTAGCAACCGAAGTCATATTCGTAGAGGCGGTAGTTTTCTGTAACCAGCCTCCACCATTATCATTAATTAAAGTTTTATATTGATCGCTAGTATCATGAAGTAAATTTCTACTTCCGATCCTCAAATTATTTATCCGATCAGTAACACTATCAATATTAAGCTTCAATCCATTAGCCGTAGCCTGTACATCGGTCGTCTTAGCATAGCCGTTTAAGTCACTAGCAGTTAACTTAGCTTGCAAGGCTTGATTAGTCAGATTAACAAAACTCGTGTAGGTAGTATTATCAACTTTACCAGCCAACATCGTCTGTAAATTCTGTGCATCGAGTTTTAACTGTGCGATATCGCCGTTAGCAGTACCAACAGTGGTTTGTAGACCTTTTACATCTACTTTAGTGGAATTAACATCTCCTGCTAAATTGGCGTAATTTATGTTTAACCCTTTAACCGTGTTGGCCACATCAGCAATATCTTTGCCTTGCTCTTGTGCCTGCTTAGTTAAATCAGCAATTGAATTTTGAGCAGAGATGTATTTCTGCAAAGCATCAGACGCATCATCCATTACCTTATTCAAGTTAGGAACAACATTGTTATCATACTGACCTTGCAGATTAGTTACCGAATCGTTTAGCTTTTGCAAACTATTATCAGCAGCAGATTTATTAGCTTCAATCGACTTGTTGAGGTTCTCAATGTCCGCATCGGCTTTTTGCTTGTTGTTGATAATATCTGCTTGGGCTTGGTTGAGCACTTGTTGAGCGTCTGCAACCTTTTTCTTTATCTCGTCATCAGATAAATCTTTACGGATCCACTTACCGGACCCATCATCTTGCTTTTCAAATATCCAAAGTTCGGTTGAATTACCATTTTTCTTAAACCACACGTCATTAAACTTAGCATTAGTTGGTGGCGCAGTTACACTTGGTGGAAATACAACTGTCCCGTCTGGTAATCTTCTAAATTGTAATTCCTTAATTGTTTGAGCAACACTACCTTGCCAAGGAACCATTTGATCAGAAGATGTTGTCTGATCAGCTTTTGAAGTTGCAGAAAGTCCACCATTAAAATCAAGTGTGTAGCTACTGTTTGGAACAACGAAAGAATTTCTCTGTTTATCTTCTAGTCGTAGCCAATCCCCTGCTTCAACAGCAGGATTTCCGAACCAATTCAGACTAAACGGGTAAAAAGTCAAGTCTTTCAATTGCTCCCAAATATCATTGAGCCGCTGTGGTGTCATAATATTATTTTCGAGTTTAATCTGAGAACCAGTAGCATCCCCAGCTTGATAAGTCTTGGTTTCCTCTGTACTCTCACCATCACGAGTTTTAGTGGTAAGCGTGACTTGACACTGAATACCATTAATCTTATAGGCAGCTTCATTCTTCGTTAGTCCTGCTTGTTCATATTGACTAGGATCTAATTCATAGTTTGGTTCAGAAATTGTCCGAATTGTAAATAAACCTTGTCGATCAAACAATGCATAACCAACATACAATTGAGCGATCTACCCAAGTGCTTTGCGGTAGCTTTGACCAGTGATTGGAGCTGGCAAATCTGCTTGGTGCGGAAGACGTGCTAAATCATCAGTATTAGCCTTAACACCTGATTGAGCACAGATCTCCGCAATGACATCTAATACTTTAGCTGGGTACGTTAGTTTAGATACATAAGTTCCCTCTAAGCCACAGAAACGATCACTAGCACTAACAGTCGTAAGGTTATTATTTCGGTCCATCTTGATTTCGCTGGAGATAATAAAAACGCCCAACGGTTCATAAACATAACCGCTAGACGTTTTTATTCCAATGCTAGGATGAACCTCCATTCCCAGCTTCAACCCCTCAACAAGGTGAGAGAATTCAATCTGAACTGTATTTGAATACGTAGACCCAATTGCAAACGTATCACCGTTATAAGCTCCGGAATCATACTTCAAACTATTAATATCAGTTGCACCATATGTTTTACCATCAATCGTAACTTTAATATCCAAAGTTCGCTGTGAAGCTCGCCAAGCATTTTGAACTTCTTTTGATTGTGTTAACACTAATTAATCACCTCCTTATTGCTCAACCAGATCAAAAGACAAACCTTTCCAAACCGGTAATGATCCTACAAATGAATAAACGGGCGCTGTCCGATCACCAACATAAAACGTCCCTGATCTGACTTGCCCGTCTACTGGATCTAAATATTCAACACTAAAGAATTCGGCCTTAACAGAATCCAAAATCTTTGAACATTCGGCTACTGTTAAAGCACCAAAAGTTAATGTTATTTTTCTTTTAGTTGCTACTCGATCACGATGTAAAAGCCCTTGCGCATCACGGGTCGCCTTTGCATCAATATCTTGAATAGCAACTTGCATTGTTTGTGGGGCTGGATTAACCACTGTCCCAGAAATTTTTAGAGAATACAACCATCCATCTCCTCCTTAGATATTTAACATATTTCGACCATTCTTTTGATTTACCGCATTAATTCCTTTGATAGCATGTTCGCCAAATGACTCATCACCAATCTTAACGGTTAAATGTAAATCAACTGGTTGATTACTATTGTTAGTAGTATTTTGCATTTGCAATGCTTGAACAATGGCATTTACTAGGTTGGTACTCATTTCTTTGAATCCGCCATTTTGCATTGCAACATCATTGCTTGATGAAGATTCAGCATACATAGAATTTGGAGTAATTGCATTATTTGAGAGAGCTGTTGGAAGTTGTAATCCTCCGCCGAAGTTCCGATTCATAAATGCAATTGCTTCGTTAATCCGTTGCATACCTAACGCTGGATTAGATAAAGGCACAACCATTTCTGGCATATTATTTTCAGCAACTTCAATCAATTGGTTTTCGGTCACTAAGCCACCGTTTGCCATCATCTTATGACCTGTGGGACCCCAACCACGTCTAACTCCAATTGGTGCTAAATCATTTCGCCAGTTGGAGTCATTTAAAACTGCCATCGTCTGATTCAAAGCAGAATAAATGTTCTTATGACCTGGAACGGACCAAGAATTCCATGTACCTACTTTATATTGGTAAAGGCCAAGCGGGAGACCCGTTCCATCGTGATCATCATATCCACCACCTTGTGCTGGATTCACAGTAGATTCATCCCAAGCTTGCCAATACAAGCGGTCCATATCTTTCGATGATAGTTTTTGGCGCATGAGTAACGCAGCTTTACGAGCAGTTCTTGCAAATGCGCTTTTACTCATAACTCCTTTCGGCAAGTAAGCTGATACTGAACCACCAAACTCTTCAATAGTCCGTTTAGCCCAATTTACCATGCCTTTCTTTTCAGTGTTAACGGCACCTTTAGCAAGTTTAAGTGGAGTTTCACCTACTCCCCAATCATAAGTGACAAATTTATCTGCAATGTAGTTAATAAGCTTTTCTGGGTGGGCAATATCATCGGTTACATTAGCTAACTCATCCATTGCGCTATCAAATACATCACTAATCCCACTAAATAAGCCACCAAAGTTTAAACCGCTAAGTGCTCGACTAATACCGCTAAAGTCAAAATTAAAGCTACCAATACCTCCAGCATATTTAGGAACCATGTTTGCAAGTTCATTAGCAGTATTTGTAGCAGTCTTGACCTTTGTACCAGCTGGCAGATAAGTTAAGAAATTACGTTTAGCAGGGAATAGTCCTTGCTCACCATTAGGGAGCTCATAACTTTCTCGGTAAATATCACCATCTTGGTCATTAACTAATGCTAATCCACCTGGGTGATTTTGCGTCCCTGTTTTGTAGGCGTTCCAGTTAAAATAACCCCAACCAACAGAACCGCCGCCAAGCTTACCTAATACCCAGTTAATCCCTTCACGAATTTTATCGGTTGCTTTTTGAACTGGTCTAACAATAGCATCAACAACTTTACCAATAGCACTACTAATATTATGAAGTCCACTAGTAATACCGCCACCAATAGTGCTACCAAGTCCACCAGCCCATGAGCCAAGTGTTCTCGAAGTACCATCTCTAAAATTAGAAACCCAACTTCCTAACCGTTCACCAGCATTCTTAGCTGCATTGTAAGCACCACTAATACCGTTGCTTACATGACCCCCTAAATTACCGGCCCAATTATGAATACTACTATTAGCATCGTTAAAGAAACTTCTAGTCCATTCAGATAACTTGTTACCAGCATTAGTAGAACCTGAGCGTGAAGATTCAGAACCATTATTGATATGGTCACCTAAGTTCTCAGCCCATGAGCGTACTCGTTGACTAGCAGATTCTCTGAAGTCAGTAGTCCATTCCTTTAGCTTTGTTCCGGCATTTTTAGCAAACTTCTTACCTTTTTCTACATCAGTATTAATATTAGAACCAATTTTTTGAGCCCATTTTTTGATGTTTTTCTTGGCATCATCAACAAATCCAGTAGTCCAAGATTTAAGTTTGTTACTACCAACAACAGCAAGTTTCTTACTCTTTTCAACATCTTTATTGAAGTTAGTTCCGATACTTGAAGCCCACTTCTTTAATGTCTTTTGAGTATCATTGATAAAACCAGTAGTCCATTTGTCGATATTCTTACCAGCTTTTTCAATATTTTTCTTGCTCTTGCCAATATAGTTACTGATATTTGGTCCAACTTGTTTAGCCCAAGACGTAAAGTTATCTAAGATTTCATGTGATTTAAAGCCAATCGCTTCAACCCAATCTTTAGGCTTTTTGCCTTTGCCATATTTAGCCCATCCATCGCCAAACTTAGAGGCACCAATGCCACCCCATTTACCGATAAATGAACCGATTTGTTGACCAATAGCAGCACCAATCGGACCACCAAAGAAAAGTCCAATTCCGCCACCAATAGCTCCACCGATACCAGAACCAAAATCTTTAAATTTAGTTTCTTTGTTCTTAGCTTTGATACCTTTATAAATATCAATTCCAGAAGTTACAGCAATCATGGCGGTTGATAAACCGATACCCAGCTTTTGACCAAGCTTCATTGGTTCGCCAGACTTAATAGAAGACTTAGCCGATTTAAGAAAGTCAGTCTTAGCAAGATTAGTGCTTTGCCATTTCTTGTTGACTTCGTTCCATAAATCTTTGACCTTACCAACACCTGTCTTAAAATTATCAAACTTTATTTTAGCTAATTCCTGAATCTTAGTAATTGGATGTTTTCCAAACTCAATTACTGTCCCTAATAAGTCATCAGCATATTTAGCGCCAGCTTTAAGCTTATCAAAGCTGAGCATTGTAACTATTTTAAGAGTATCGGTAAAGTCCTTAATGCTCGAAATAGTTTTACCTGCAACCTTAAGACTGAACAAAGTCATCAAAGTAGTAGTCATTACCTTAACTGCTGTTTGATGATGGTCGATCCAATCAGATAAAAGGTTTAAGGCACCTGTTAGCAATTTCAATGCACCAACAATAGCAAAACCTGTAATCTTCGCTAATGGTTTCAGAAAGCCATCAAAGAACCATTCAAAAATAGGTTCAGCAGCTTTAATCACACTATGAACAACCTTCAATGCAGCTGCTAACAAGTTAAAGAAGTCTGGAAGTAGTTTAGTAATAGTAAATCCGGCTAGAGGTAACAGTACATTCTTATAGGCCCATTCAAGACCAGCCCAAACATCTTTAGTAACTGGCCGAATCGACTTTAGCAACGTATCAATTGATTGAAGTAATGGAGTAAAATCAAGTTTCTTAGCCCAATTAGCGGTATAGTTTGCCATGTCGCTTAGAGCTGCTAACATATCATCTACCATGCCTAATAGAGTCTTAAAGATAGACGTACCCACATTACCGTGTTGCCATGCTTTATCAAATTGACTTGCAAGATTACCAACGATATTAGCAAGACCAGTAAACAGCTCAATTAAATGTGCTGCTATACGTTCACCAGTCCCATCATTCCAAGCTTCTCTAAATGAAGTGGCTATATGGTGTATCAATTCTAGGACGTTGTTCAAAGCGTTGAAAATAGCTTGGATAAACTTTGTACCACGTCCGCCTTCTTCCCACGCTTCCGCAAATGCCCTCGCTATGTCACCAATGATATTCAGCATATCAGCAAGAAGCTGCAATAGATTCTCCACAACTCGTTGTCCGGTACCGTTATCCCAGACGTGCATAAACGAATGACCAACGTCCCCAAGTAGACGCTTAACTTCTCCCCAAGAATACTTAGCAGCATTAACTACAGCTTGGCCCTTTTCGTCCCAGGCTTCCTTCATGGGGTCAAACAGTTCTCCTAAAACCTTTTTAACCCTATTAGCTGCATCAATAGCGTTTTGCGAGGCTTCAAGAGGAACGTTCCAGTCAATACTGGGATCACCTTCATCACCAACTCCACCATCATCAATACCGGGATCATCAAAGATTGGCGTATCTTGCTTTTGTTGTGGAGTGAATTTCTCTAGTGGTTGCGCTTCAAAGCTACTATTATCGCTATTGTTTTTGTTATTATCTAAAACATTTAACTCATCAAAGCCCATGAGTGATGCTTGAAGGTCTTCATTTGCTTTTTTAGTATCTTCAAAGGCTTTCTTAGCTTGTTCGTTAGCAGCTTTAATCTTTTCGTTTTCAGCCGCTACTGCCGCCGCACCTTGACGGTTAGCTTCGGCAATCTGTTGGTTAGCACGCTGAACTGCCTTCGCTTGTTCCTGCTGTTGCTTCTTGACCGCATCACTGGCTTTACTTGCCACTTTTGAAGTATCGTTCATCGCACGAACTTGGTTATAAAGTCCTTTGGCCCCACTACGAGCACCAGAAAGGCTCATACCAGTTAAAGCAGAAGTAAATTGAGCAATCCAACCAGTTGCTTTACGTAAGGCATTCATTAAAGCGTTAATCGCTGGTAAAACATAGCTATAAATCGGATAGAAAGCAGTCAGTAAGTTAACCTTAATTGCATTAAAGCTACTTGCAAATTGTCGGTTAGTCATCAATGCTGAACCCATTCCCTGAGCAAGCATCATGATTCCTTGATACAGTAGCGTAAACACAATTAACTGACTAGCTAACATGCTCATTGCCATCTTGACACCCTTTAATCGTTCACTGAGTAAAGAAGCGCTTGTACCAGCTCTTCTCATTGAAGAACTGCCACTATCGCCCATGCGTCTAAATGACGAGGTGACGTTCGAAATTGTATTTCGTAACCGACTAAGCCGTGAACTTGTATTTGACGCAGTGTTACCTTCTTGAGCAAGCGTAGTGTTCACTCTTGAAGAAGCATTTCGTAACTCATCTCCACGAGAACTAACGTAACTATAAGCCTTAGCTAATTCATTGCTTCGATTTATAAGACGTTTATACTCTGCTTCGGCTTCTTTGAGTCCCTTATTATTACCAGATGATCTACCAAGAACAGCATCTTGTGCTTTGGTTTCCGCAATAGTACGCCTAATCCGTTCAATCTTTGCTTCCGTTTGATCCATCTCACGTTCAATACGCTTGAGTGAATTTGGAATAGTATTAAGCTCTTGCGACATTTCTTGTGCAAGGGCTTTGGCTTGGTTCTGATAACGTTCCATCTTGACTTGTGCATTAGCAATCTGGTCATCAAGTCGCATTGCTCTAACCTGACTGCCTTGTTTGTTCATATCAAGGTTATCTCTGCTAGCCATCAATGTTGCTATTCTACGTTGCATTGATTGCGCCTGTTGCATTTTCTCGTTGATGTGGGATACAAGCCCATCAATTTCCTTTTTAGCTCGGGAAACTTCCGCTTGAATTTCATCATCAATTCCTAAATCAACCGGCCTTTTAGGCATATAGCTCTGAATTCTTTTTTCTTGGTAGTCATCGAAGCTTGAGTTTTTTATTCTTGGTCTAGGCTTTTCTTTAGGACGTACTTCTTGTTGAGCTTGTTTAACAGGAATATCACCTACAGTTTCACGAGCTACCTTAGTTTGCTGAGCGATTCGCTGTTGCATATTAGCCGCTTCTTGTAAACGAGCAGTTAAACTATCCAAACTTTTTTCTGACTGATTAACAGCTTCTTTGGAACTTTCAGCTTGCGCCTTGTTTCCTTCGATAATCCTATTAGTTGCATCATCTTGAACGCTAGCTGTACGCTCAATAGATTTTTGCTTAGAGTTTTCAGCTTCTTCACGTTGACGAACTTCTTCTTTGGCTTTCTCATTTGCTTTAGAAGCATTGTCGTTCATGTTCTGCTGAATACGGTCCAAGTTGCTTTGGATTTTGACTTGCATATCGTTAGTTTTTTGACCGATGAGACTAGTCAACTCATCCATTTTCTGGAGCACATCCCCATAATTAGCTCTAAATCTTAACTCAAGTTCTTCCAAGTCCATTACTATTCACCTCCTCCTTTGTCTTTATTAAATTGTCTAATTCGTTGAGCTTGTTGCATAAGAATAGCTTGATCTCTCTTCCAATCGGGTTCTTTTTCAGATGGTTGCTCTATCTGGTTCAGATTATCTTTAACAAACGGATAGGCTTCTTCTAACTTAGGCATCTTAGCAGGATCATTAATCGCAAATGCTACTAACTCACTTAAACGGTGGTCCATATATGCTTTTGCACGCAAATCATTTAACTCTCGCTTCCTGTTAGCGGCAATTTGCGTCATGATTTCCGCAAAGTCTAAATCCCAGAAATGATCAGCATCTATTCCTGATTCAACAGCGATTGGGTAAAGGTCTTTGAATAAATCTGATACTGTATCGTAATTCTTTTCGTTTACAGCAACTGATCTTGGGTCGTTTCCACTGGATCTAATGTCACTTCGTCCGATTCCGAATTGGTCTTCGATGACTTCTTCTTTTTGCCGAAAAAACCAGACGCTTCAAATAGTTCCATTAAGGCATTAAAGAGATCCATCGTGGTATTACCATCATCTAAGTACTTTTCAAAGGCGTTCAATACTCGTTTATCAGTTACACCATGATTTTGATTAGCGCCTTGTAAGACAATCAGAATTTCATTAACTGGAGGTAGCTTGTTTCCACCTTGAGAGTCCATAAATAAGGACAACATCGACTTACCAAGTCGCCGTTCAATCTTGAAAACCTCACGACCACCAAGCTTTAAGTCGAGTTCCAAGTCACCTAGTTGCATTGTCTTTGTTGCTTTCTTAACAGTAGTTGTCATATGAATAAATTCTCCTTTAATTTTATTTGTCACTAAAGATAAACGCGGGAATCGAACCCACGTTTATTAATAAACTAGCCCTTTGGCGTTTCACTACCTGGTGCAGCAGTGAAGTGTGGACCATCAGATACAGTAATAGTAATTGTGTAACCTAATGCACCGTTAACTGCTACAGAAGCAAATTTGATGTTGTATGATCCACGCATTGTAGCAGTCATACCGTCTGGGTAAGTAACTTTCCATTGGTATTGTTTCCGGTCACCGGCTTGTTTTAGGGCCTTAGCAAAACTAGCACCCTTATATACGGCTTGGAACTGAACGTTAGAGGCGTTTTGGATCCCTTCAACTTGTTTCCGCCGGTCATCTGCCAAAGTAGTAACATCAACCTTTTCAGTGTCACCACCCAATTCGGGAATCGTCTTGATATCTGCAATTTCTTCCCACGTTGATCCATCTTCTGACCGTTCAAGCTTGGTCCCAGTACCAACTAAACCATCAGTACTATCAACCGCAAATCGTTGTAAGTCTAGCTTCAATAAGTCGCCATAAAATTTTACGTTCTTCATTTATTTCATCCTTTCTGATATACACGTTTACTGGTATTATCGACAACCCCTGTAAAGACAAGGACATCTCGTGATATTCCATTTAGATCTTGGTCACCAACACTATTAGAAAAGCCCATTGCTGAAAACTTAGCAATGAGCTCGTTTTTTATCTTAGTTAGTGATCCTTTATCGTTATACAAATCAATTGTTATCTGCCATTCAGTGTCAGTTTCTTCTTGCCAATTATTACGAACAAAAGAAGTTTGGGAGGTTTTATAGATAGCAATAGGAAATACTGTAAATTTATCAGGATAAGATGGCGATACAATCTTTAATTCTGGAATAGACTTCAACGTCTTATATACCAGTGCTTTAACATTGTAGATTTCCATTTAACCACCTAATTTATCACGAAGCTCTTGGTCAACTGATTTCTTTATAATCTCAGGTGCTTCCTTAGCTATTCTGTTAGCAGCAGGTGTCATAAATTGTCTTGCTGGTTGGCCGTTGGTTCGATAAAAATACTTGTCTTTAATCTTAACCTTTGGAATTCCATAGATTTTTGTAAGGTCAATATCAACTTCCTCAGCTGGAATGTACCAGGGAGTTTGGCGATAAATAATTGCCACATTAGGCGGAAGCTGCTTACTAGATTGTTCACCAACCTTACCAGTACCGAACTCACGAAAAATAGCAATCATTGATGAATTCCACCAACGACCAACTATTTCATCCCCGTCGACTTTTACTTCATGCTTAAAGCTACGAGCAAGTTCACCAGTAGAATATTTGATACTAGATTGCAACTCTTGGACCGCATAAGCTTCGGCTTGTTCAAGTGCTGTCTCTTGGCCGTTAACAGTTGCATCCGCTACAACTTGAGGAAGTTTTCGTAGCTTAGTTTTTAGCTCATTGAGTCCCACAATCTCACATTCAATCATTTTGTTCATCCCTCTTGATACGTTCCAAAGTAACGTTTTTGTGAGTAGAAAACTCCTGAATAGCCGTAATCTTATAATCAGGATCGCTAGAACTCGGAACTTTTAGACAAATACCAAAGCCTTCGCCGTGCCCTTCTGAAAGTAAGTCACCTTGATACTTACATGTCTTGATATATTTAATATCCTTTCCATAAATTTGCGCATTGACCGTACCACCAGCTGATTGAATATTCATCCTAATTGGTTGTGGATCACCCCAGCCAGAAATGCTATAACCTTCATCATCTTGAGTATTCATTGGTTCTTTTAGATAAACGGTTGTGAGATCACTTTCTTTTAATCTCATAGCTTCGTCACCTTAGCAATTCGATAGCGGTTTAATCCTTGTCGAATATCTTTTGGAATACCAGTCTCAAGATAATTAGTTACTCCACCTTCTGAACGTTGTGTTTCACCTTCAAGCCCTAGTCGGTTATAGTTAATGACTGCCAGCTTTTTAACATACACACTCATGTTACCAACCAATTCTTTTTGACCTGTATAATCTAGCACTTGAGCATTTGCCTCTTCTACTAGTTCCTTAATCAATTCATCCTCCGTAACTTTTAAGCGAGCACTTACGGATGAAACCATTTCGGCCACTTGATCCACATTCAGCACCTCCCGTTAATTAAAGGACTTTAGCTTGGTATACATTATCAGCGCTAGCAAATGATGGAAGCATGGTTGCCGCTGCTAATACCCAAGTTCCGATTGGGTCTTCGCCAGATTCATAAATCTTGGCCATAACATTACCAACTTCTGATACTTGCGCATTAGTTGAGATCAAGCGGTTTTCTTCTGGCGTTGGCCCGTAAATCTTTTCACCTGGCACTTCATCATTAAAGAGAACGATCCGATCTTCTGGGAAGTATGTTTGTGTTTTAACTTTACCCTTAGCGTCTTCCTCACGATACTTACCAGCATATGCACGGATAACTGGAAGTCCTTGAGCAACCATGAATTGATCTAAGTCAGCTTGACCGACAACCCGACCAGTATCCTTACCAAAGATAGCTTCCTTAATTTCAGTACTACGCATCAATGTCCGTAATACCTTCTTAGAGGTCAATGCCCGTGTTGGGGTAATGTCCAACTTATCTGACCAGTCTTGTAGGTTCTCAATGATTGAAGCACTGCCGTTATCCCAAGTAGCATTACTTGATAATGTAGTTTGGTGCTCTTTTGGAACTTGATAATCAATGGAAATACCGTTGTCTTTATCAGTAATCTTACCAGTAGCAAACATTTCCATTGTCATCTTTTCGCCACGCGCTTTCACCGCTTGAACCATTGCATCAATATCATTGAACACATATTGCTTTAAGTAGTTAGCTTCAGCATTGTTACGTGGATAACGTAACTTGATTAGCATTTCTTCGGTAATTTGCATCTTGCGCTTTACATATGCTAATTCAGCAGTCATCTTACTTGCTTCACGACTACCGATTTCAGCTTCGGCATCAAAGGCTGAGTAGCTAGCAATAGTTGGAACACGACTACCAGCTTTTAAGATATCAACTTCTAATGTTGGTACCTTAGTTGCTGGGAATAAAATATCACCTAACATATCTGGATATTGACGATTACGAGTATAATCAAGCACCGTATTCTGATCGAACATATCAAGAATTGGTGTGGCAAAACGTTGTAAATCTAGCTCAAGTGTTTGCTTATTCATCTATTATCTCCTCCTCACTACGCTTTTGGATCTGCTGGGGTAGTATCAGCAGTTGTGTCTAAATCCTTAAAGTGAATTGCTGTCATTGCTTTAATTGCATCTGCGGATGGAGTTGGGGTTAATCGTTGACTCAATACCCAACCTTCACGCATGACAGCTACCATTTGATTAGAACCGTCTTCTGATACATATACATCGTTAACAGTAATTCCAACCGCCTTTGCATCATTCGTTGGGTATACTGTCCCAGCAGGTACATACTTGCGTCCTAAGTCATCAGTTTGAACATTGTAATTATCCTTGTTAATTGTTTCTGGGAAAGCAGTGAACTTCTCAGAAGCAAGGAAGTTTAATTGCTTACCGTTTTGAAATCGTGTGTACATTAATTGTCATTCTCCTTTCTTATTTCCAAAAATCACTTTCAGATTTATTAGCACTATTAGCCTTTTCGGCATAAAGCTCACCAGCTGATTTATGAGTCAAATTATCATCCGTACTCTTAGGCGTTCGGGACCCTTGTGCTAAGCGAGTTTCAACGGCATCATGAACAGCGCTACGAAATACTTCGCTTACCCGTGCATATGTTTCGTTCATATTGTATTCATTAGCTAGAACATCACCAAAGACATCAACTAAACCGGTTGGCAAACCATCATCAACTAAACGAGAAGCAAGCTTACTCCGATTCTCACGCTTAGTAACATCAGCTTCACGAGCAGATAAAGCTTCTTCCCGTTGTTTGAAGTCATCCTCACGCCGTTCTTCTTCGGTCATATTCTTGCGATCCTTAGCTTTCTTTGCCTTATCACTTTGTTCCTTTTCCCAATTGGTCCGGGCTGTATCTAACGCCTTGCCTAACTTCTTATCAAAGTAAGAATCTAACTCTGATTGGGTTTGAAACGTCATGAAAGGCTTGGCCTGCGTATCAGAACTATCGTTAGTATCCGTTGCTTCGTTTCCTGTATCAGCACCTCCTTCTCCGTCTTGTCCCTCATCTGCAAACCGCTGTAAGTTCAGCTTTAGCAAATTACTGTAAAACTTTACTTTTTCCATAGATATAATCCTTTCTACCCATGCACACTTGAATTTATGACTGCACGAAAAAAGCCACTCCATATTTCTACACAGTGACTTTTTGAATGTGTGTCAACAAGCCCACACACGTATTCAATTATTGAAGCAGTTTCATGACTTACTTAGGTCAAGACTTTTTATTACCTAAATAAATTACAGGCACAGTTCGACAAAACGGATGCAAAGGTGGCACATTCTTACCAATAACTGCATCAGATACGTTAAAAATTTTATTATTAATTGCTCGACATATCTTACTGGTTCGACTATCAAGAACAGCAATTAACTGATATTGCTTAACTCCCCGTTTCTTCCAGCTATCAAGCTTTACCTTAGAGTAAAAATAATTAGCTTCGGTTCTGATTAATCGACTAGCATTGAAACGACTTGTATTAAATTCTTCTTCAATTTGCTTGATCATTTCTCGTTCAGACATTCCACTTAACTCTTTGGCCGTAAACAATTCTTGCAACCGTTCAGCAAGCTTATCAGTATTATCCCAAATGCGTGATGAAAAGTTTTTACCTTCCCATCTGGAATTTAATACTGCTTCCACATAACGATTAGGTATCTCAGTGATTTTCGACTTCGGTACGTCTTGTTCCATCGATACCGTTGCAATCTGCTTGTCAGTCTTAGGATTCTTGATAACGATTCTGTTCTCTTTAGATTCTAAGGCTGGTTTTATTTTATTAGGGAGCTTGTAATCTTTTGCTTTATCATATACGGCTCCTTGCTTTTCAACTTCGGCCCAGGTTCTTTTCATCACATCAGTATGCAATTTTATATTCTGATCTAATTCAACGTCTCCAGCATTTTTAGCAGCAATATACGCTTTGACTTGTAACTCTTCCAGTCGGGTAATTCTGCTCTTAGCGGCTAATTGATTTAAGTAATTATCAACAGCCTTCTTGCTTTCTTTATCGACAATGTTGCTTGCTAACGCTTGCAAGATTACAAGCTCAGATGGTGAGATGTGCGAAGACATGATCGTTGCAACTTCATTAGCAGTAATATCAGCATAAAAATAGCGACGATAAATCTTTTGGACCTCGTCGCTCAAATATGCTTGTGCTTTCTGATATGCCACATTAATAACTTTTAGGCGTTTAGTTGCTTCATCCTGGTTCTTTTGTTCATCTTGCAAGTCTCGCAATTGCCAATAGTTGAATTTATTTTTATCAACTTTCATAGGCTTTCACCTACAAAACAGTGATGTATTGACCGTATTGTTCCACAAGCTGATTAACTGTGCTTTCAAACGCATTTAGCAAAGTTTTATTTTCAATGCATTCACTATTTGCAAATACAGCCGTCAGAGTTCCATTCTTATCATTTACAGCCACGTTAGTACAATTATTAACTGTATGAGTTAACAGGGTAGAAAACGAAGCACAGACGATATCAGAACCTTTTACACTATACTCAGCGTGTCCGCTTGCTTTGATTATCGTCTTGGCTGGTTCCTTTTGAATCTTCACTCGAATCATCTTGGCTATCCTCCAATTCTAAACGGTCTGGATCTTGTCGCTGTAACGCTTGCTGATTCTTTCTGATGTTATCAGCGTCTTGTTGAGCCATTTCATCAATAACTTCTTGAACATCTCCAACTTGCGGAAGCCAACTATAAGTAATCTTGCGAGGAAGAATACCGTCAGCATTCTTAATGTTATTAACTACATCAGACAAGTTAACCGGAATGTTAGGCGTCAACGAGATATCACAACCATCAACATCTGAATTACCGCCTTTAATATTAACAATAGTTTGGATCAGTTTTAATCGCCGATGCAAGCCATCGAAGAAGTAACGTTTCTTAATTGAGATAAGATTTTCAAGCCCAAACAGCTTAAATTTCATTGCTTCACCAGATACATTCCCCATGAATTTTTCATCGTTCATGTTCGGAACGTATGAGATCTTATGAATATCGTTTTCAATTGATTGGCTAAGCAAGTTAACCTGTGTTTCATCGAAAGTCTTAGTTAACCATTCAACATCAGCCCCATCGTCACGAGAAGGGGCATTAATCACACCATTCTTTAATGCTTCAATAGCATCCGTATCCTCTTCTAACCCGAAGCCAAATGTAACAAGGATTGCATCGACAAAGGCTTCTTTATCAGAAATTCGATCAGTTTGAAGGAGGTTATAAGCATCAATCAGCGAGATTAGTTGTTCAAAATCACCCTGTCGCTCTTCATTATTTCGATACTCAATTAATGGAACTGTATTGAATAAGTTATCGTATTCGTCAACGATTTGATCATCTGTCGATACTTCCATTCCTACTTCAGTGCGATATTCTACAATCTTTTTTGGCATGTAGACTGTGACGCTATAACCATTAATCTGTCCACTTAAACTCTTCTTTGCTTGGACAAACACACCAAATAAAGGTTCATGTTCAACCGTATCATCAGTAACAACAATTGCGGCACGTGGATCAACAGCTTCTACTCGTAATTCAGTGTTAGGAGTAATCTTTTCATTACCAAGCTCATCAATGCTAATAGTTGGATCAATTGTTTTAAGATAAAGCAATTCATAGCCATACCCAAACACAGATAAGTCTTTTTCAAGCTCAATGTCGTGCTTATGAATATCAATCTTTTCTAGAGCTTCTAACACATCATCAATATTCTTACCTTTCTTGGCGGTATATTTAACCGGATTACCAGTCATAAAGCCAACATTCATATCAGTGATGTACTTAGCATGGTTAATCATAACGTTAGAAGCTTTAACTTTAGCGTTCTCAAAGCGATGGTTATTAACTTCTTGATTTCCGTTGTAATAATCAGCAAGTTTATCCAACCTGCCTTGTCGTTCTTTCAACTTACGAATTGCATAGTTAATCGCTTCAAGGTTTGGCTTGTTAACATCCCCAAGTAATTCTCTATCAATTGCAACAGCCACATAAACACCTTCTTTCTATAACCCACGAACATGTGGACGCTTAGTAATCTTTGCAGTGAAGCCTTTATGGATAACCATGTAAACGAAATAACGCATAGCATCGCAAGCATGATCATGTTCTTTCACCGGTTTATCTTCACCACGTTCAGCTGCTTTTTCATCCCATACATAGCTGGATAATTCTTTAAATAAATTAGAACATTGATTGCTAAATAGTATCTTGCCTTCGTTCATCGCCGTTTGGGTAACGCGAATACCATCCACAACATCATTTTTTGCTTTTTGTACTCGGAAACCATTATTCCGTAACACAGCAATAAAAGAAGCAGCAGACGGGTCAATGATAATCTTTGCGCGAATATTGCCAAGAAACTTCTTAAGCTCCTGACAATATTGCTCATCTGTCTTTTGATGAGCAGTTGCACGTCCTGAGTAATAATATTCTTTAACTAGGTACCAAACACCATGATTGCGTCCCCACAACAGAAATACTGTTGGGTTCTGTGTACCGTAATCACAAGACACATAATGCTTTTCAAAATGCTCCGGCAGATCGTGAACCACCATGCTGTTCTTATCGAAGTTGTCATAGATAACACCTTCTGACATTACCCACAAGCCTAAAATATAGCGTTGATAAAACACGCCAGAATACATTCGGTTATAACGATCAATGGTTTCTTGTGCCAATGACGGATTGTCCTGCATCATAAAATGGAGTCGTAACGCTCGCTTATCTTTCATTTGGTCAATCCATTCAAGTTTGAACCAGTGATATGGCCCTTCTGGGTTACAGTTAAACCACATTTTTGCACCTGTTACCGAACACCGAGCCGTTGCCTGATTAACAAATGACTGTGGCATCAAAGCAACTTCATCAAAAAAGAACCCAGCCAAAGTAATACCTTGAACTAGGTCCTGCGATGCTTCATCTTTACCACCAAAGACAAAGTAATAATTTGTATGTCCGTTTTTGCTGATTGTTAGCATATTATCCGAACGTGAATCGTGAATAGCATACCCTTCACTTTCCAACATACTTCTTAACGGTCTTAGCACGTTACGCCTAAATGAACCAATCGTTTTACCAGCCATTCCAAACTGCTGACCATTGAATTGGGTCATTGACCACAGCACATAAGAAAGCGACATCACAACGGTTTTACCTGCACGAACTGAACCATCACAGATAATAGCTTCATAACCCTTTAATTCATCATTAGCCCACCAGCTAAGCACTTGAAGCTGTTTCCGACTAAACGGGGTAAACTTGAATCTAACTGTCTTTATCCCCATCTTTATCACTCCATATCTTCTTCATACCATTGCTAAGTGCAGTAAGTAATGAGTTGGTGCTTTCATCGTTAACTTCTGGCTTAGGCAAGCGATCAAGTAAGATCTGCATTGCCTTTTGACGATCTTCCATTTCAACTACAGGCTCGCCTTTATCAATCCGAATATTCTTGATATTTGACGTATCAATATTGCTACTATCTTTTAATTCAACAATATTTTCATAGTAGTAAGCCTGCTCACCTGTTTCAGGATCAATTCTTGGGACATAGCGAAATCGTCCGTTGCTGTCTTCATATGGACCATTTTTATCACGTACCTTGTAAAAGGCTAAATGCTTCTCGGTCCTAAATGATAGAACATCGGTAATATTACTGGTAGCTTGATGTAAGTACCGTAGCAAAATATCATTAGCCGTTGCAAACAGTTCTTGTGATTGCTGCTTTTTTAGGTTAGTAAGGTAATTCTTAATCCTAGGTTTTCCTAGGTTCTTTGGCCCTTCTACCTGCGCTACATTGTAACTTCCACCATATGCCTGCTGATAAGCCCAGGTGGCATTGTATCGCTGTAGATAATACAAACAGAAAGCCTTTTGTTTGTCCGTCAATTCATCATTATCTGGTAATTCTGGTGGCGGCAATGACGGTGCAACCTTTTCTTGCTTTGTACGCGTACTTTTCGATTTTGTATGCATACTTTTCTTCTTGGTTGCATTGTTTCGTTGCCACTTATTTCTAGTCTTCCACGACTTAACTGTACTAAGTGCAACTCCGTATTTCTTAGCAATATCCTTATACTTCATTCCAGCTAAGTAATCTGCCTTAGCTTCTTCCATCTTACTCATGGCATATCACCACACCACCTTTCTAATCGCAAAATAAAAACGACCATCAAACTGACAGTCGTCTATAATACTTTATTCAAATAATCCCGTAATTTTTCAGCATTATTTTTAGATAACTTAAATATTGCTTGTTGATCATCTTGTTCCCGCGTTCCTTGGCGCATATTAGGGTAATAAAGATTAGTTAATAAAATATCAATACTATCTGGTTGCTTTAAGAAGCTGATCTCAGCCTCCATTCCCAGATGATCGTCAATCTTATCTTTATACATTGCATTAAACCAACCATCATCAATGATCAACGAATGATCTTTTACATTCTTAAATGATTTTCTATGCATTCTTTACCTCTCATAATTGATTCAGCCACTCTTATCACCTAACTCACAGATAAGCTAGTCGATAGATATATACCACATGGCGCCATCGTACTAATCGTTATTCTGTTTCCGTGGATCCTTAGTACCAGTGATTGCTTCCATTCCCTCGGTAGTAACTATCCATTGCTTTCCAAACTTTCTTATAGAACCATTTGGAAATCTATCCGGGTTCTGCTGGTAAGTTCTCCTTACATAGTTTTCAGCATGACCCCAGATTATGGACGCTTCTTTAGCATCCATAATATCCGGAGTATTCAGGTTTATCCTAGCCATACGCGTACAGCCCCATAGACAACCCATGCCACTACACCAGTAATCAAAGCAAGTTTAATACTTTTACGATACTTCTTTTCTTGTTTACTCATGATAAAATAGAATATAGCAAAGCGGGCGAGGTTCTCACCTCAACCCTTTGTTATTGTTTATTTAAGGAAATGCTTAACGACTATTTTAATTGTTTCTGCAATCGGATAAGCAGGCACTGCCCATGCAGCTATTGCCGCCCACTTTGTAGCTTCAACTTTGTTGTTCTGCTTTTCCTTTTTCTTTTTATGTTTTGCCATATTCCTATCCTCCTTTCACTTATTATAATAGTACTATACCGTACATAAGTCAAGTGAATTAGAGGGAAAACTATTTATTTTTGTGCACTTTAAAAGCCGACAAGTGTTGATCTGTCGGCTTTTTCTTTGCTAATCGTTTCCTTGTGTGTTCAGCACGACATAGCATTAAGTATTCTTGCTTGCTAGCAATTAATCCAAATCGTTTAGTTTGATACATTGCTAGATTTCCCAATAGATACGTAAACCAAGAGCTCGTTTGTATGTTTTCATAGAATCTTTTTAGATTTTCAAAATCATTTTGTCATCTTCATCAAGTTTCTTAAAAGTATCGCTCTTCATGAATTCCGAGAGCTTTTTAAGCTTATCCGAAAGCTCATCTCTCTCAACTACTAATCTTTTAACATGTTCTTCCATAGGTATTTGATCTCCTTACATCTTCATAACTATATCCAATTACATAAAAAGCCCAGTTCTAACAACCAGGCTTAAAATTATTTATCTTTGCTGTTTTCGCTAGAGCTTAAGATGCCAGTAAATACATGATCTGCCATTTTATATGCTTCAAACTCTGATTTTGCTTCCTTGCGTGCAGAATCTAATAGCACACTATAAATCATTACCATTTGGCGTAATCCATCAACCATTCCAGGTGTATAAGACATTTTTTCAATAAACATTGCACTCACTCCTAATATTTTATAGATGATCTTCCAACATGTATGTCACTAAATAGATAATCAAGAATTCAATAATTAATGACAGAATAAATAAACCAACACCGATAAGTGCTGGCTTGATTAATAACGTTCCAATAAACATAACTGGAATTACTAGCATTGCTAGAATTTTCATCATCATGATTATTCACTCCAAACTATTAATTGCCGCCTGAGTAGCATTACCCGAAATAATGTACTCATCGACAAATCGTTGTTGCTTCTGCGTTAATTTTTGAGTGATACTACTCACCTCCTTTATTATTTTCGTCTTTTTTTATCATCAGAATTATAAATAAGTAAAGAGAAAAGTGTCACTAACACCGCAAAAATAGTTCCAATCAGTGAAATGATCTCTGATAATCTATCATCTTTTATTATTGTTCTAAAAAGTAATTCATGTCTGTCGCTCAATGCCAAAGATAAAATTATAGAAATTAATATTACAAGAAAATAAGCAAGTAACAACGATACAAGAACCCTTCGTTGAGAGTTTTTTCTCTCCATTTTAAATTTTTCAAAAACAATTTCTTCGGATTGATTATCATCTTTTGAAACCGCGTTATTAGTTAGTCGCTTTAGTTCCCCTAATATTTTTATTTTAAGATCCTTACTAACAAAAACACTACTCAAAATTTCATAGTTTACCCTAGATAATATACTTTGTACTTTCAAAGGTTGCTTTAATCTATATTTAATAGAAATGTAGTGAGACATATTATTAATAAGTTGAGCATCAATATTAATTCCATTAATAACAAGCATCTCAACCTTCTCCGCAATTTCTGTATATGCTCGTTGTCTGTCTTTATCATCTTTTCGTTTGTCAATGATTCTATTAATAAAAATAGAAATTAGAGGACTGAAAAACCACCCCAACATTGAAAAAATCATTTGACTATTTATCATATAAAAATCACCCAACTAAATATAATACAAAAGCCTAGCTATAATAGCTAGACTCCTGAAGGTGATTTAAATTAGTTTAACGTCATTTCGGACAACCAAGACAATTGGAAGAAACACAAGTAAGTAGTGCTTTCTCCTTTCATATAAATTCAAAAGTAGGTTTGCCTTGAATGCTGACGAACGGAATCGAACCGCCTTCTCCACGTTGAAACGGAAACAACCGTGGCACTTTACCATTAAGCGACATCAGCATAATACAGAAATGTTTGCATCTCTGCATTAAATCACGGCTTAGACAAAAAAGACTATGCAATTACGAAAGAGGAGCGTTCATCTCCTATCATAGTTAAGTTTGCCGTGATAAAGCTGAGAGGTGGATTTGAACCACACTTTTGCCACACAAGGCCGGTTGTGTGCCCATCTTGGACCTCAGCAAGCAGTGCGATTCGTAAGCACTGCAATGCGAATATCGGGAACTGCCCCCACAAATATTGGACCACTCCAGGATACTTGGCATCTAGTTTGCATATTCGCATAATCAGGACCACACAATCACCGCACCCGGTCGTAGTTTTCCGCCTATTCCTGTAACGGTATTGCTGTCCATTCATACGGTAATCTTTTAGCCGCTGAGTTAGATTACGTACTCTTCTGCTGATTACAGCACGGTTGCTACGAGACTATCAGAGTAGCATGTAAATTTAATGATCTAAAGGAGACCTTCCAAAACACACAAACCAAATTTAATCGTTACCGTAAATTCATTTTGAAGTTAGTGATAGTCTCAACGTGGATTATGGTCATCTGCCACCATCGCGTCGGCTTGTTTACCGGATTCCACACTTCCTACGTTTAACAAGAGATCCCGTTGTGAGCATCGTTAAACGTCGGAAACACGCATAGCAGTTAAAGGCTTGCTCAGGCACATATTTAAACGGAGCGTGCAAAGTTTTATTAACTAACTTTGCGACGATAACATAATATAACGTTATATCTCCCGTTGTATTCCCGTTTTTGTCCTCTTTTCATCCCATTTTTGTCCCGTTTTCTTCCTGTTTTTTGCTCGCAAGTCAGGAATAATATCAGAATCAACATTAAGACGTTCACATACCGCTTCTAAACAATCCGCAAATTCTAAGCAAGCATAATCATCAGCTCGATAGTAAGTAGAATTGCCGAATTTATTAATCCGCTCTTTAATTACCGAAAGAGATAAACCTTGAATATATCTATACTTGATAATCTGTTGGCTAGGGTGCCGGTAACTACTGCTGCATCCTGCAATCGCATAGTCAACCGCTCGTTTTGCCAACGTGTATTCAGCATATTCAATCATGCTTTTTTCTGAACCATTGCCACGTCTTGACCCGCGAATACCTGTAATATCATTCTGTGGCGATTTAATGCCCCAATCCCCCGATCTACGTCGAATGGTTGGGTACTTATCTTCGTCTAAAAAGAAATTCTGTACGTTCGCAATCGTTGCTTTCTTATTATCCCCTTTTAATAGTTCCACTATTTGCACGCTCCCCTTGTGATATAATGAATGTGTTTTAAATGAATATCTAAGGAGGCGTTCTCATAGCAGGGGCGTCTTTTTTTACGCTTTTTAACGCAATTGCACGCAATTTAACTCTTTTAAATGCTATCCAAAGAAAGAAAAGACAGCATACCAAATGCTAAATACCATATATAGCACTCCACCTAGGCCTAACAATGCAATGCCAGCAACCATAAGCCCGATAAATCCAATTACTATATATCCCGCAAAATTACGCATTACTCTTTCCATCTTTTTCCTCCCGCTTTAATTTATTTTCTTCTCGCCGTTGACGCTTCTTGCGCCGACGGTTTTTACTTTTACTTTTTGATTTTGCCATTTAGTCACACCTCTCATAAGTTCGCTCGAATATATCCTTATCAATAGCCCAATGCTCACCTTCAATGCCAGTAGCAATGTAATCGCCTTTGTGAACTCGCATTGGTCCTTCTTTAGTATTTAAGTAACCAGTTCCACCGTTTTCAGGGAACCAAGGCTCTCCACAATCAAGACTCATGGGATCCTAACTCAGTGCTAGTTGGTAATGTTCTGCTTCGGCACGACCTAATACCTGCTCAGCTTCGATTAAGGCTGTCTTTCTGTATGTGTGTAGTATTAAATATCACCCTCATTAAGAATTTGCCCTGAGGCTAAAGCTAAAGCCTCATCAGCTAATTGGTGAAGCTCCATGATGCACCCACCATCAAATGCACACGGATCTGATTCGTCATAGTAAACTTCGTCTAGTTCAGCCTGCTTCCTACGTAATTCAGCAAGTTTTTTATTGAATTCTTCTTTAGTTGGCATTTCATCTACCTCCAGTTTTCCCTTGCGATACATGTTTTAATTCTCTAATCAAAGTTTTCTTGTTAATCTCACTACATTGCGGTTCACCCCTACGAGCATTCACAAAACGCATCATATCTTGAGGGTGTTCCTCAAGAAAGTGTTGATAATTCTTCATGCATTCTTTGCATAAATCAATTGGACAATAATAGCTGTCTATATAATCATCGTTGACGTGCATATCTATCCAAAAATCGCCATTAGCTACGGTACCACAGACATCACAAATGTCTTGAGTTTCAGTTACTTGTGTTTTCATTACTTCCACCTCTTCGGCTTTCTAGCTTTCTTTCGCCACCACTGTGACCACTCATAACTCGTGTGATCGTGCCAAGCCATCATGTGCTTAGCCTTAGCAATCTGTCGCTTACGAGTACGCTTAATCATCACCCTTGACCTCCTGATTAAACAACTCTGTTTGCTGATTATCCTCTTCGATATGAGCCGATACCACTTGTAGATCACTGAAATGACCTTTTAAGATATCAAAAACAGTTCGTACTTTCTCACTATCCATAAGACCGGCATCATTAATATCGCTATAAAATTGAACAGTGATTTTAGATGGATCACCAGCATAAGTTCCAACTTGTCCGCCAACATATACATCGTGGTTTTTAATTACAAATCTTTTACTCATCGCCTTTGACCTCTTCAATACCTGTCCGCAATAATTGATCAAAATAAGCTATGCCTTTAAATCTTGTGTCATTTCTCAATTGATTTAATTCATCCCAAGTGAAAGTTTGCTTTAAGAAATGATTTGGGGCGCAAGCGAATACTTTGCCATGAATATCATGCTCACAAGATAGATACTGTTTACCATGGCTTGAGTTAAATCCTAAAAGTCGTACGCGGTAACGTTTAACTCCTGAACGTTGCCATTGACATAGTAATTGCTGAATTTTACGTAATTTATCTAGGTTGGCCTTTTCATCAGCTTTAATTTCAAATTGGCGTGGTTCTTGTGAAACTATTGTGACCCAAATATGATGGGGAGTTTCATCGTTAATTTCTTCTAATGATTCTATAAGTTCATCAAATCTCATGTTTGTGCCTCCTAAACAATTGCTAGCTGTGCATTAGCCATCTGAATCTGTTGTTGCAACTCAAACGGTGGATACCAGTTGTTGACAAAATCAACAGCCTTGTCAAAGTCTTTCATCGGTAAGTCGTTGTATCGGTCTTGATCGAACGTCTCACGATACGAGCTGAACAATGCACGATAGGTCTTAGCTCTGATATTCTTGTCACAGTATGCGTTGGATCTCTTACCGCCTAGAATATTGATAATCTTTGCGTTACGCTTCTTAGAAAACGAATGAGCCATGTTACCAGGCAAGCCCATACGATCCTTAATGTCCTTAACGTCTGCTGAAAGGTTCTCATAGCCTTTAGCAATCAAACTAATCTGTTCAGGTAAGCTAAGGGGCTTTTGCTGTTGAAGTTGCTTCTCCATCTGATTGAAAGCATCAATGTATTTTAGTTTGAATTGAAGAGCTTTCTTGCCAGTGAAGCCCATCGCCAAAAGAGAGAAACCGTCGCGATTCATGTAAAACATCGGATATTCTTTACCGCGATTCACATAAGTTCCCGCTACGAACATATTTTTCGTGGCCGAATTTTCGGCTGCCAAATTCTTAATACTCTCTAAAACATGCTTATGTTCTTTCCCAAAATTCTCTGCTACTTGTAAGCTGGTTGTCACTGCTTGCCGGTCACGCATGATTACTAATTCTTCTGTCATTCTTTAATTCCCTCCGCTTCGTAAAAGTCTAAGATGGCGTGGCTGGCTTCTGGTAATTTACTAATCAAATCAAAGTTCAAAAGATCAGCGTAAAAATCCATAAAGCGAACACTAATAGAAATGCAATCGTTGGGAGCCACTCCTTTTCCGTTTATCATAAGACGAGCCCCAAAAGTTACCCATCCGTTCATTTCTTCATAATACTTAAATCCTAGTTTCTTCATGTGGTGCTTCAACGCTTCTAAGTTCGTCCTTGTGCTTGTTGATAATACTTTTACTTCTGCACTCATTGTGTTACCTCCTCGACCTCGTTCAACTCTTCTAACGTGCTCCAAGGCCATGAACCATTAGGACTATCGGATTCCGATACGTATTTAAAAGGCCGATGATTTATAGCTAAGTAGGGTATACGCTTATGAATCCACCCCCCGTCATTTAAGTTGCGTTCGTACCAAGAGTGATCTTTCATTACGATTACAAGGTCGATTGCCAACTCTTGTTTAGCGTCTTCTGGATCGTGATTGATTTGCGAGAAACGACAATCAAACTCTTCCCAGCTCATTGCCAGCTTTCCGTCTGCAGATCCGATCCATGTAATATTTTCTGTATCAAAGATCAGGTTTTTAATTTGATTAATTAAGTTATGCTCACTCATGCTGTCGCCTCCTCGTAATTCCAACTTGCGCATGCTTTGTCACGTAGCAAACGGCACTGATGGCACCAATCAGCTGCATCTTTAACGTTTTGCTTTGTAATCGGTGCTTTTAAGACCTGTTTCATTTGATTTCCTGTAAAAGGCATAGTGTAGTTGCTGCCGTGTTCGTCTAATTGTGACAGATAATAAATCGCTATCTGTAGCTTTGCTTTAACGAACTTGATTGCCTGCGCCTCAACGTTGTGGCTGTCCCATTCATCTTGGGTTATCTGCACCATACGCTTAGCAACAGCCCACTTAGCTTTTCCTTTGTCTTTAGTCATCTTGCATTGGCACCTCACTCTCGTCGGGCAGTTGATCCATCCAGTTACCTTGTTGGTCAGACTTGCCTTGTTTCTCTTGTGCTTGCTGTCGCTTGAACCACTCCGGCATTGGTTCGTTAATCGGCGGGCGTTTGCCATACCTTTGTCTTTGATTATTAGTCGTGCTAGGGTTTGCATTTAAGTACCCGTCAATCTTTGATGAACGAAATAGCGTTTCTGGCTTCAAGTAATTGTCGCCTAATTCGCCGTTTCTAAACGTTACACCATGCCACAACGAGTACATGTTATCAATTACCTTTTTCATCTCATCGACTGTGTAGCCTTCTTTGAGTCGGGGTTCAATAATTCGCTTATTGCCATCAGCATTAGGCTTAAAGTGCTTACCCGTTTTTTGATTGAGATATTCAACAACTTCTCGCCGCTGTGCAGCAATGGAAGGTTGGGCTGGCTGTGCCTGCCCTTTATTATCTTTAGTTAATCTTTTATTAGTATTATCAGTATTTTGTATATCAGTATTTAGTAGTGCTGGATTTTCCGTCGACGATTTTTCCGTCATCGGTAAATCCGTGCTCGGTTTTCCCGTTAACGGTTCTTCCGGTAACGGGTTATCCGTATTCGGTGTAGTCGGTTTATCGTTTTTAATTTGCTTCTTGAAAATTGGACGTTCAGATAGGGTCCATATACTACTACCAAAGCTACCTTTTTTATTGATTTGTTCACGCTTTAAGTAGCCATGTGCTTCAAGTTCTTGAACGCCATCGCTGGTTGAATCCCGGCCATCTTTAGCATGTCTTGATACCTCTTTAACACTGTAATTCCAATTATCAGGTTTAGACCATAAGTAAGTGAACAGACCCTTTGCTTTCCAGGTTACCGATTCGTCATTGAGAACGGTGTTATCAACTGTGGTAAATCGTTTCTGATAAACTTTTTTAATTTTTGCCATGTTCTACACCTCTTGGATCACATATCTTTAGCAAATATTCATTTTCTGTAAGGGTCCCTTTGCTTTCGTTACATTCAGGACACGCTAAAGTTAAATTATCGTCATCGTTTGATCCGCCTCGACTAATTGGTGTCATATGATCGATATGACAATCATCAAGTGTGAGCTTTTTATGGCAGTAATGGCAAAGGCCATGGCATTTATTAAAAATCCTCAAACGTTTAGCATGCGAAATTTTAGGTCGGCGATAAGTTTTCTTATGTGTTTTGCTTTTTACGACATCCGGGTGCATAGCTGCGTCTATTCTTTCATTGTTAATGCTTTCAACATCTATGCCTTTAGTATTGATAAGCTTACGCGTCTTCTTTAGGTAATATTCAATATCATTAATCTCTTCATTGGTAAGGATGGTTATTCCTTGATTTGTTAGAATTTCACCGTCTCTAATCAAGAGAATGTTTCCACCAAAGATACCTCCGTCTCTTAAACTACTCATAGTTACCTTTAACTCCTATCTTCTTTAAGTCCTCTTTGCTCAATCTAATTCCTACTGTTGTAAGATGATATTTTTTGCAAAACTCTGTAATACCTATTTTGTGAAATTCTGTGTGGTGAACTCTGCATAGTGCCATTACTCGGTGTTTAGTATGGTCGGTCTTGTTACGATCATTTCCCATACCAACAGTATCTACATGGTGAAAATCTGCATGTTGACCACAAATCAAGCATTGTTTATGCATTAAACATTCATACTGAAAATGCTCTTCATTTCTTGGCAAGAGTTCATATCCCTTTTTCACTGGTACTTCATTGTCGAAAATAAAATCAATCACGTAATCAATTAATCGTTTAGCGTCACTCATGCTATTAAATGAACCGTCTTTTAAACTGATTTCTTCGCCACAATTCTTTTCCCAGTAAAGATTATGGAAGTATTCATCGATAACTTCTTTGGTCTCACCAGACCAGTTGATAATGTCGCCTAGCAACGCATAGTAAAAATGGCGTTGTAACTCGCTTATTTCACGTTTATCAACAAAAGTGACCATTGCAGGCACTCCTTGAACATTACCGTCATTGATGTTGGCTACATGTTCCCAGTTGACTTCTTCCAAGTATTCGGAAATTCCAAAACGTTTACCGTTCTTTTCTTGAACATAAACTCTTGCTGGAATCTTCATTGATGGCATTTATATCAGTCCTTAGAATGGTAGTTGGTCATTATCAATATCGATTGGAGCACCGTTGTTGTTATTATTAAATGGCTGTTTATTGTTTGCTTGATTAGCAGTGTTAAAGCCGTTATTAGCTTGATTACTATTGTTTTGAGGGCGCTTTTGTCCGTTGGGTTGGCTTCCGTCCGCTTGTAACATACGGTAACGTGTTACTACTAAATAGGTATTACCGTTGTAGTCACTCTTCTGCCATTCAGTTTCAACGGCTAGCTTTTGATTAGCCATTTTTTGTACAAAATCAGGAATTGAGTAGACGGGTTCGTTGTCTTGGTATCCTGCTGCAATCAGTGGAGTATTAAATCGCTTAATTGATAAGTCGTGATTTTCTTGCGAATTGTTAGACCAAACTAAACGGTCAAAAATGTGTTTCCCCTTTTGTGTACCATCGAGCACGATGTAATCCATCGAAGCCATAGGATTACCGTTTTTAGAGTTCCTAGCTTCAGATTGAGGAGAAACATAAACGTTGTAAATACCTGCTTCATCAGGCACCTGTGAGCCGAATGTGTTGTTGTGGTTAGTGACAAATAATGGTTGTTGGTTATTCATAATTAAGCAGCTCCTTCTTCTTTTGCTTGTTCTTCTTGCTTAGCTTCAATTAATTCTTCTGCGTGAAATTTCGTACGATCATCAATTCTGTTCTTACCGTGATTACCGCTCTCTGGGTCGCAATTAATCCATCGCTGATTGTCTTGGACGTACAGCCGTCCAACAAAATCGAATACGCTAGTAAACGCATTAAACGTCTTTTCGTTCATATCAGCCCCGTAACGTCCTGCACCCGTTAATCCGCCAGTACCGTTATCAATTTGATGTGCAGTAGCATAAATAGTTACATTACTCTCTCGTAGCATGGTAGCTAATTGTCTGAACCATATTTGCAACTTCTGATAATTCTGCCGGTTATCTTTGGAAGCATTGTCGATATTTTCTAATACTAAGTTCTGTAATGAGGTGACGTTATCCAATGCGATTGCTTGATACTCACCACTCTTTATTGCCCGCTGTAGAAATCCGACCACTAACTGTTGGATATTAGGGAAATCATCTTCTTCAACGACCATAAAGTCAGTATCTTTTTGATTACGTAGTGGATTGGTTGACTTGTCAAAACTGAACAAGAGCTTCTTTCCTTTGAATCGTTTGAATAAACTTGTCTTACCCGTCCCGCCGTCGCCATAAATAAAGTACATATTTGGTACTTCTGGAATTGCTCCAGCTTTATAAAACTTCATATCAGACACCTCACTTAGTTGTTTTAATGGTGACTTCTGTTTTCTCTTTAACAACTACGCCTTTGATAATTTCTCCATCCTCGGTAATAGGATGTCCATCATTATCAGTGATAATCTTTTACGCCCATCTACCTTTTCTGATTGGAATAACTTCTTCAATTCAGCTTTCTTAGCGGTCGTCTTTAAAAGTTCATCTGGTAGTGAGTTAATCAATTCTTCATCGTTATAGTCATAATCAGTAGATGTCTTCTTGCTTACTGTTCCGTTACGATCTTTGTAACGATAGTAAGGATCTTCTGCATAGCGACGTTGATAATAGTCTTCAATTAAAGCTGTAACATCATCAATCTGATTAGTACGCTTAGCCTTGCTAGGCTTATACCATTCATTGCTTTCGGCAATCTCACGTTGATAACGTTCATCTTCAATTGCTTGTTCTTCTTTCAATTTCCGTAAACGATATAGTTCTTTAGCTAATTCTTCTTCATTGTTAATTACTTCTTGTTGTTCTGATCGTTCTACTAATTCGTTATTCATTACATCCACCCCATTTGCTCATTAAATAGTTCTGATAAAGTTTGTTGCGATTTGTAATAGCGATTAAGTGCTTCAACATCACCTACGGGGGTTGCTTGCTTAACAAATACTGCGTTCATTAGATTATTTTGTAGAAGGATAAATCCCTCTGCCTTTTTCAATTTTTGGTTAAACATGATAGAATAGACCTCGTAATATATTTATTTATGTTTACTATTTGCCATCAGTGTTCCCAGCACTGGTGGCTTTTTTTGCGTTTAAATCCCATAGCAATAGTGAGTAGAAGAACAGCAGGAATACTGCTCCGCCATAATCACCAACACCTGCACAATAGGCGATCCAAGCGCCCATTAGCATTGCTGTGAGCTTAGAATTAATGATCTTCGTCATTCGATCACCGCCTTTCGTTCAGCTAACCCATAGCGAATCAAGTTTTCAAGATAACGTGCTTGTTGCCAAACATAGCCATCGGTTGGCTTGCCACCACTGATGAACCAGTCTCCCAAGCGTTCCCGTACCATTTGCATGGTATTTGATGGGAAATCATACTCATCAAACAGTTGGTTAATTCGTTCCATTCCGTCTTTCATGCCGTAACCTCCATCCTTGGATCAACTAGAAACAAGAAGAATTTAGCAACTTGAGTAGTAATTGCTGAACTTTCTAAATTGTTATTGCGATAAATTGCAATCGCATTGCTAACAAATTCTTCTTGCTCCTCGATTGAATAGTCCTTGAAGTTAACTAACTTCTTCGATAAATCGACAAACTTATTTAGTTTCTTCGTACTCATAAGTACCTGCCTCCTTAGTGTTTCTTTCGATACTTTGGCTTCAATACATTTAACTTCTCGTGTTCAAGTACGTTGACAATCACGTCTACCAAGAAGCAAGCTATGATTGCTACCACGCAATACACTAGATACGCCATTTAATCACCTCTCAATGCTTTTACATATGGACTTTCATGATCTTCGTAGTATCTTTCTGATCGAAATGTTTCAAACTTTTGATATTCCTTCAGATCAACGCGACCACCGGCAAGAAATACCTTTCGCCAATCTGGATAGTTTTCTTGCGCCCAAACTTTGCGTCTATCAAAAGTCGACTTTGACATAGGTACTTCTATTTCCTTGTCGCCTATCTTTTTAACTGACTTCCAAACATTACAGAACTCTAGCCTGTTCATTTGGTATAAATATGGGCTCATCTAATCAACTCCTTTCTTTTGCTATAATTAATTCATCTCCTATGAAAGGAGGTGAATATTATGAAACTCAAGCACGATTGTGTTCGTTATGTTTTACTTTCATTAGAAGCTCAAGGTATTGGAATGTTACAAGGCGTACAGCTTTCTCAAATTCTTCCTAAACTTGTTAATGATCAATATTCAGAAGACGATATAACATACACATTTTTACAACTACTCGATGGAGGATATATAAACGCAAATTACGAAAAATACGTTTCAGGATTCTCATTGATTGTTTTTGATATTACCTGGAGAGGTCATGAACTGTTAGACTCAATTCGTGATGATGAAGTCTGGAAGCAAACTAAGAAAGCAACAAGTACCTTAAAATCAGTTTCTATTGGTGTGCTCAAAAACGTTGCTAGTGCTGTTCTCACTGGAATCATTAAGAAAAATACCGGACTCCCTCTCTAGCGTTTCCATAATTTGAAGGTCCTTACCTTTGTATCGCACATAGAGTTTTTTACTCTTCGAAACACCGCTGGCTTTCTTTACGAGGTCAGCGTATTTTTTTGGTAGAGAAAAGCAGTTTTTGCTACCTTCTGATACTAGAACCACGGTTCGTTTACCAAAAAACGATTTAACAAATATCGGCGTTAGGCTCATCGCCTCACCTCCTTGATTATTTTTGCACCGAAAGGCAAAGATAGGGAAAATACTTAAAGTTTGATCATTTTTAAAGAATCATTTTCTTTGAAAATTTACATTCTGCCTTTCACTCATTGCATAAAGATCTAAAAATTAGTCTTTATTTGCATATTCAATCAAAAATTGCTGCTTTATTCGCTAAAAAACAAGTAATTGCTCAATATGTTGTAAATTTATCCCTAAATCCTTATCGTTCTTGGGATTGCGATAGTACAAAACTGGAACTAAAAATAATTTAAGTTTCATTTACTTTTGCTAAAAATACTGATCTAGCGGTTATTCTGCTTCAATGTTTACCCTCCAATCTATGATTATTTTTATGTCCAAAACTTAAATCATTTATTCATTTTTAAATAAATGCTAGCCAATCCAGAGAATATAGCGAATTTACATATCCAGAGAACACGGTAAATCTTCTCAAATTTTGTGATCTCTTCACTTTATTTCTTTTTTCGCAATTATTTATTTAAAAATTTTTTCAATAGGTATTCCTAATTTCTTTGCTAAAGGCGGTAATTCGGTAGCTTGAAATCTATATTTCCCCTGTTCACGACGGTAATATTTCTCTGGTTCCTTAAGACCTAAAGCCCCAGCCATATCACTATACGTAAAGCCTTTTTTTGACCGTAATCGTTTAATTAAATCAAGATTTATAGTACCTGGCATTTATTAACCTCCTTTCATCGCATTGCGATAAACGCAATCAATTTACGGTTATTATATTACGTTGCTATTTTCGCAAAGTCAAGGTTTTTATTGCAAAAAAAGCAATATCTATTAAAAATATTTGCGAATTGCGCTATACTTATTGCGTAAAGCGCAACAAGCAAAGGAGGTCGTCCTTTTGAACGATGACATTTTACGAGAAAAGATAATAAAGCTACGAGAAGAACATGGTTGGAGTCAGGCAGAACTCGCTCGACGCATCAACATGAATAATACTGCCTTAAACAAAGTTGAAAAAGGAACTCGTAAATTGTCAAGTTCTGAACTTAGTGAATTGGCTTCTGTTTTTAACGTTACTACTGATTACCTCCTCGGTCGGACACCTACACCTCAATTTACCCGGCGAGATGAACGTGACGTACAAAAAACACTTGAAGAAATGTTCAACGGTTTAAGCGATAAAAACGCTCTTTCCTATATGAAAAACGGCGATCAAGAAATTGACGAAGAAGACGCTGAACTATTACGGGCTTCTCTTGAAAACGCAATTCGTATGTCAAAAATTCTTGCGAAAAAGAAATTCACCCCTAAAAAGTATCGAAAAAACGATAACTAGAGGTGAATGTAAATGCGTAATGCTAATTGGATAAAGCAAAGGGCGTTGGAAGTTGTCTATGCTGCTGGTACAAATAATCCTATGAAAATTTGTGAAGAGAACGGAATCTACGTTTGCCATCAAGATCTTGGGAAAGCTTTTCTTGGGCATTATACAAATATAAGACGTATTCCGTTAATCACACTTTCATCGCAAAATAGTGAATTTGAGGATACTTATACTTGTGGCCATGAGTTAGGACACCATTATTGTGATCATGGGAATAACACTGAATGGCTTTCAAGACAAAATCTAAAATTTAATACTTGGGGTTCTGAATATGAAGCTAATCTTTTCATGGTTAATATTATGTTAGCTAATGTTGATCTATCTGAATTTGAAACGAAAGAACAATTATTAAAGACATATGGTATTCCACTATGGGCATCACGATATGTCGATCTTTTGAAATAGAAGCCTATCCTATTGGTAAGCTAATTTCTCATGACCAAAATCTGATGCCGTTAAAAGCTGAAATTATTAGGGAGTAATTTATGAAGAAAATAGGTTTTATTTGTGTTGCAGTTGTTGCGTGCATAGCCCTTTCAGGCTGTAATAATTTAGCGTCACAAGAATGGCACAGAAAGCACGATAGTAGTTCATCGACTAGAATTACGGTGGAATATAGTAAAAACAAATCAAATTCTAGTCATAAAACTGAAAGTTCAGATAAAGATGATGAACTATTCGATATTTATGATGATGCTGGTACACAAGTTGCTGTTTCAGGTATAGACAACATAAATATTCCATCGATAGATTTCCCAGACGGTTCATCTATCAATGTTCAGAGTCCCCATTTAAGTTCCAATACTGGTAACTCAACTACATCTGGTGGTGATCCAAAGGTCCAGGCTGAAACTGCAAGAATACAACATGACTGGAATGTTAAACACGGTGTTGAAAATCCTGATGGAAGTGAAACACAAAATTTCAAGAATTGGGTATCTAAGCGTGACCAAGCAGAAGCAAATGGGCAAAGTATGCCCGACTATGATCAAAATCAACGATATTAAACGGGGGAAGATTAATGAATACTGAAAGCAATAAGAAAGAACCACAATTTTGGAAAGGTGATCCTTCTGGTGGCTTTGCGACCGGACTAGTCGCCGGATTCATCATTGGGCTGATCAATATTTGTTCATTCAATATTCCTTGGTTGGGAAGAATTTGTTTCATAGCGATTTGGCTCGTCATGGGGACACAACCCCGATTTAAGGACACACGCACACCAGAAGAAATTGCTAAGGATAAAGAAGAACGAGATCAAAAGTTTAAGGAAATAAGAGAACAAGCTAAAGCAAGAGAAGCTGAACGTCAAGCAACAAAAGAACAAAAATGTGAAGCAAAAATGCAAAAGAATGAGCTGAAACTTCAAAAGAACCAACTTAAGATTCAGAAACATCAACTTAAAAACCGCAATAAAATAAAATGCCCCAAGTGTAGAAGTACAAACGTACAACCACTCGGAGTTCACAAGAAAGGATTTTCTGTTGGTAAGGCTGTTGGAGGTGCTATCTTAGTTGGTGGAGTTGGATCACTTGCTGGATTTGCTGGTAAACGTTCAAAGAAGACTGATTTTGTATGTATGAACTGTGGAAAGCAGTTTAAAAAATAATCTCGGGGGATTTTATTAATGGACAAAAGTAAAGATTCGTTATCAAATGATGCTAGAATTTTTAGAAAAAACTGGGATAAATTAGACGAATTTTCTAAAGTGCTTGTATTGATACTTGTACTATTAATTTTTATTGGAATTTTAGATGCCGCAGTAGCTCATAGCACTGAAAACATACTTACACAAATAATTGTTTATATAAAAGATTTACTTCCTTTCTTGTTCTTTGTTATGGGACAAATTTCAGGCTCACGAAGTGGAGATGCTCAAGGTTCTAAGGAATTAGAAAACGAGACTGTAAGTATAAAACAAATGAGTAACAATTATTCAAAGATCATATGTCAATCGGATATTGAACAACTTATTAGCCTTAAGGCACTCTTAGATACTAATGTTCTCACAGACGAAGAATTTAAAGCTAAAAAGAAACAGATTCTAAATATTTAAAAAAGATTTTCAAAGAAAGGACATGTAAATATATGGGATTAGAAGATATTGTTAAAAACAATCATTATCCAATTGTATTTGTAGGTTCAGGAATGTCGAAACGATATTTAGCCAATTCTCCAGACTGGAATTCATTATTGCAGGAATATTGGGACATGCTGAACACAGGAAGTGAATACTATGCCCATCTTCACGATCTAAGTATCAAAATTAACAAAGAAACAAACAAAAATAGAGACGAGATTGATTTTTCAGTTAAAACCGAAGTTGCTACTGAAATTGAAAGTAAATTTAATGATCAATTTTTTCACGGAAAAATATCAGTTAAAGGGTTAAGCTTTAAAAAAGCCTATGAAGAAAATATTTCACCATTCAGATTTCATTTAGCCCAAAGATTTAGTGACTACAAATTATCGAAAAATATTGACAAAGAAGAATTTGAGCTCTTTCAAAAAGTATTAAGGAAATCAAGAATTATCGTTACCACTAACTATGACACACTAATTGAAGATTCAATATATCACGGAAAACAACGACCAAAATTATACATTGGAAATGCCGGTTTCTTTGATGACAGCTCTATGGGGTGGTCAGAAATATATAAAATCCACGGCAGCGTTACAGATCCATCATCAATAATTATTACAAAAGATGATTATAAAAGATATGATCAAAACTCTATTCTTGTTACAGCTAAAATTATGTCGTCTATGGTTGATTCTCCCATCTTATTTTTAGGATACTCCATGACGGATAGGAACGTTTTAAAAATGTTAAATGACTTTTCTACACAATTACCACAAGAAGGACTTAGTAAATCTGCTAATAGAATCCTAATTGTAGACTGGGATAAAGAAATTAACACATTGCAAGAAACACAAATGACTTCAACAGAAAATGGTAAGAATTTCTCATATACCTTAATAAAAACTGATAATTATAAATCTCTTTTTGCTAAACTTCAATCTATTGATGAAGGAGTCTCGCCTTATGAAGTTAGAAGATTCGAAGATATAGTTAAAAAGATTGTTGTAAGTAAAGGTCAAAAACAAGCGCTAGATACTTACTTGGTTAGTCCTAAGAATCTAGACGAGCTTGACGAAAAAATCGATTCTGGTGAAAAAATTGTTGTAGCTCTTGGTGACACTAAAAATATTTTTGTAACTCCTACTACTATTGATTATTTTAAGGATTATATTAGTGAAAAATTTGAAATTTTACCACAAAATGCCCTTAGATTCATTGCAAATGCCCAGCAAACTGGACGTTTTCCTATGTTACATCATTTTAATAATATTAATATTGACGAAGTACCTTTAGAAGGATACGAAAAAAAGCGCATAAAAACAAAAATAATTAATGATGAATCGTCATTACAAAAAATACAAAATACAATTAGTCCTAGCAATCGAATTAAATTTCAGAGTTTAGATGCTATTTTAAATTCTGAAATGAAATTAGCAAAGAAATTAGATTGTATTACTTTTAATATTTCCAATTTAAATTTTACTGAAGTTGAAAAATTAATAAAGACTCAATTTCTAGATGAATTCTGCAAAATATATAAAAGCAGAGATTCTAATCGAGGAATGGAAAAATCAGCATATAGAAAATTATTCGTTGCGTGGGATATTATAAAATGTAAAAAATAAAAGCCTTAATCAAATACCCACTTAAGGATAGTGAAAAAGACTCACGCAAAAATGTGCGAAACAAGACCTCGTACCCACTTAAGGATAGGGAATGCTTTACTTCATCCTTAATTTTAACATTTATATTTATATAGTCAATAATAATTAAGCCGGTCAGCATCGACCGGTTTAAAAAGAGCCTCAAAAGAACATACGTACGAAAAGGATTGTTTTATTATGAATAAAAATGAGCTACTGGAATATATCGACAACAACTCTACTGCAATTACCATCTTCAAAGATAAGGTTCGGGTTGAACAAGAAGCTAAAAATAAAAAGCGCCAACCTGCTAAACGATGGAACGAAGCTAAGATTGAGCGCACTGTGAATAAATTTACTGATGAGTTTATCGGTAATGTTTATGACAAGCTCTATAAGGGGGTGAAAGCCAATAGAAATACACCAAGAGATAAATGGATTGAGTTTATCGAAACTAACGAAATCCTTGATAGTTTAGAAGAATCAGTAAGTATGATGGAGATTGGAGAAGATTAATTATGTGGATGCAAGAACGCAATGGAAAATTCCGCTTCTTTGAGCAATATAAAGATCCTCTAACTAATAAGACTAAAATCATCAGTATTACAATGAAAGACCATAAAAAGAGTACTGCTAAGCAAGCTCAAATTATTCTAGATAATCGCATATCCAAAGCTTTATCAAAAGTCGGTATCGGAAAAATAATTCATGGGATTACACTCAAACAGTTACTTGATGAATATACTGAATATGAAAAGCCACGAATTAGGAGATCAACGTATTATAGCCATCAAACAATGGTTAATACTTTACTAGATATTTTTGGCAACGATGCCTTAGTTGAAAAATTTACCCCGCTTATCATTACTGAAAAACTAGAAAGTCTAATGTATGGGGATAGAGAGTTGTCCAGTGGCTATGTATCACGATATAAGTACTATCTGCATAAGTTATTTGATCATGCAGTAAAACACTCATATACAAAAGATAACCCGGTTGATAACGTTAAAATTGATTATAAGGCCCCTGCTAATGGTCAACAAATTAAAGATAAGTTTCTCGAAGCTGATGAACTGAAAGCCGTCCTCAACTATCTATATAATAATACTCGGATTTACGGAGAACTTTGCGAATGGTTATATCTCACCGGGCTACGTTTTGGCGAAGCAGCCGCTTTAAGTTTTGATGATGTTTACCAAAAGGACAACCATTGGTTTGTAGATATAACCGGTACATTAGAGTATAAACGAATTAAAATCAAAGAACAAAAAAAGAGCAACGCACCTAAAACATCATCCTCAGTCCGTAGCGTTGTACTACCAAAGAAGGCCGTTCAAATTTATCTTGATCTGAAGAAAAAATCTAATGGCAAAGGTTTTATCTTCGCAACTGAAAACGGCACACCGATTCAAACGGCATCAGTAAATACTGTTTTAAGATCAGCAAAAAAGAAACTTAAACTTAATAAACCACTAAGTACTCATGTATTCAGACATACCCACATCTCTAAAATGGCCGAGTTAGGAATTCCGCTATATGTAATCCAACAAAGAGTTGGTCACTCCAGTAGTAAGATTACCTCCCAGATATATCTTCATGTGACACAAAAAGCAATTGAAAAGGAAGCGTCAAAACTTGATGAACTGTAAAAACCTACCAAAAACCTACCATTTACTTTAAAAAATTATTTTTGCTCTTTCTTTTTCCTTAAAAAT